TGTAAATGTTGCTGGTTTTCTCTATATGGTCCCACGTGGATTAGGTTCTGGAGATTACCTTACAACCATCATGAATGTGATGTGGAGATTTTATATGATTGTTGAAAATTACCAACGTCCGTTGGATTATTTCTTCGATCATAATACCACCGTTATAAACGGTGATGATTTGGCAATGTCAAGCGATTATGAGGATCTTGATCTCTCAAGTAGATATGCCAAAATTGAGTGGGCTGGTAAATCAGTTCCCTGGGAAGAAATGGACTTTTGTTCCTGTAAATTTCTCCCAGATGTTCATTATGATGATCTCAAAATGAGAAGTGTTTTGAACAAACGTGTTCAAAAATCGCAAACGATGCACCCTGAATCTGAAATGCAGAGACTTGGTGGACTTCTCAAAATTCATGTTGATAAACAATTTTACGATGACATTCTTGATAGAATGACGAAATTGCGTGATCAATATGGTCTCTTTTCCGAATGGGAAAGAGAATTTGTTTCTTACCACGAATTGTGGTCTGTTTTCAATTTGTTTTAAAGTAGATCGTACGTAATCATCTCTTCTTTAAAAATATGGTTAAGAATAACCGTTTCGGGAAACCGATTAAACAAATTAATATCGCAAAGGTCAAACAACAAGTAATGAACGAGTTGAAGGCCGAGGTTCTTCAAAGAAGGAGGAACCAAAAGAAACCTAAGAACCAGGGTCGAAAAGCTCCTCGTCAGAATCAAACGAGGACGATCACTGATGTTCCTTTGGGCAATTCTCAAAGGATGGGTTTCAATCGCAACACAGCATCAAAGACCGTTTCAAAAGACGAGTATATTGGTGATGTGGCTGGTACGGTGGCATTTACCACCACCCAGTTTGCTGTCAATCCTGGACAGGCTGCGACATTTCCTTGGCTTGCAATTGAAGCAAAGCAATGGGAAAAATTTGAATTCGAAAAGCTCGAGTTCTACCTTAAACCAGAGGTCACTCAATATACCACCAATGCAAATTCTGGTAAAGTCATCTTGTCATTTGACGCAGATGCGAGTGATCCAGCTCCGCTGAACAAGCAGGAAGCTGAAGATGTCATGCCAATGGCTGATGGGATGTCCTATCAGACCGTTAATCTCAACATTCCAAAGTTCATTTTGCAATCGCATCATGATTCTTTCTATGTGAGGCCGGGAAATCTCCCTGGTGGTGCTGACATAAAAACCTATGATCTTGGAAACTTATTTGTTTCGACAATTGGTCAAGGTGCGCCTGTTCCTAATATGATGGAACTGCGTGTAAGATACACGTGCAGACTTATGATTCCAATTTTGGAAAACACGGCTGCAGCTCCTCAGAATAACCAAGTCACTTACTTGGCTGATTCTAAAGCAGTACTTACAACTACGGTTCCATATCAACCCTTGTTGGCATCAGCTGCTTCGACTTCGTTACCCGTTACAAATGGGTTAAATGTGGTCAATACGGCGGGATCAATTGTCCCTCCTCCAGGAAACTATTTGTTGGATGTCAATTTTAATGTGAATTGTACGAATGCCAGTGATTCTATCACTGGTATTGATGTTGCAGTTCTCAAAAATGGTGTTGCCCAAAATCCTGGGTCCTATGCTGGTAATTATACAGGATTTTTTGGGAATGTTGCAGGGGTCTATGGGCTCCTCCTTTCATCAAACCTGTATATTAGTTGCAATGGCACAGATGCTATTACAACTAATGTCAATGCTACATTTAGCAGT